CCGATCTCACAGTGGTAATCATCGCCGACGAGCGGCAGGCGCTGTGTCTCCTCCCAGCAGGTATAGGCTTCGCCGGTGCCCATGCTGTAATAGTGGCGCACGCCGGAATCTACGGATGCCAGCAACGTCTTGATATCAGCAAGTGTCACGGGCTCACCTCCCTGAGGGTCAGATCGCTGATCAGCGTCGGTCCATCATCATCCTGGCCATGATAGGCGCGTGTGATCTCATAGATCTTCGAGCCGCTCGGGACCTTCGCCCAGGTGTCTGCCTGGGCAAGCACGACGATGTCATTCTGCTTGATCTCACGGTGCTGCAGGATCCGGATCCGCGTGGATGTTTCCAGCTCTCGCCGGTTGTCCGTCGGGTGCGCAGGCGATGTCTCAAAAGCCGGCGTGCCGTACCAGGACTGGCACAGCAGCGTGTATGACTTCTGCGGCATGCCGCCGCCTGTCGCACCGTCGGTCACCTGGAAGACGGAGCAGATGCCTGTGTCCAGGATCATGATCCACCTCCGTGCTGCGTGTTCTGTTTCAGCCAGAGCTCGCGCCGGCGAAGGCGCAGCCAGTCAGGCATTGCCCCGCTGTCGTCGCGGCACTGGTACTGCCAGACCACATAATCCACGAGGAAAAGTGTGAGCGACGTGTCATCCGTATCGATCGTTATACCGACATTGGCCAATTCGGTGACTGCGCCGTTGATGCGTGCGGTAAGGTAATCGTCCAGGCTGGTATCACCCGCGAGCCGGTTGAGCCGCGTTTTCACCAGCAACAAGACGGTCGCGGTGTTGAGGGCCATGCTTATGCCTCCTGTTTTCCGGAGAGCCATGTGCTCTCGTTTACGATAGAGATGCCGGCGTGTCCGACCTTAATGCGCGGATCCAGATAGATCGTCGCGCCCAGGTCCCGGACGCGCAGGCAGAAAGAGATGTCCTCACCATAGCCGATGGCCGGTGAGAACGGAAGCCGGTGACGCTCGGCCACGCGGCGGATCAGATCTGTGCTCATCAAGACACCTCCGAAACCGCACCCGGCGATCTCCATGAGATCATTCTCAGGCCATTCGGTGATCGGGTCGACAGTCGGTACCTTGCTGCCATCCGGCAGTGGGCGTTCCCAGATCCTGGCGTATGCGCATGGCTCAACCGGTGTCTTGCGCGTGAAATACAAGACACTCACCATTTCCGCGCCAGCGTCCATGTCGGCCGCCAGGCGGTTCAGGAGATCCGGTTCGAAGGTCATGTCGCTGTCCAGCCAGAGCACGCGGTCGAAGCCGTTCTCCACGGCACGGCGCGCGAGCTGGTTTCTGGCGTCATAAACGAGCGAGGAGCTGGTCACGGCGATCTCAGTGCCTTCCGGACGCTGCAGCCCCATCATTGAGGTGTAAAACAACGTGTGCACGTGATCCATGCACGGATTCGCTATGAGATAGCGCATGACTCAGCTCCCCCCTTCCCGAAGCGATTAGGCCGTGACGGTGACCGTGCAGGACGCGGTCAGACCGTTGCAAGTCGCGGTGATCACGCTGGAGCCGGTGGCATGGCCGGTGACCAGGCCATTGGAGTCGACGGTCGCCTTAGCGGAGGTCGCGCTGGCCCAGGTTACGGTGCCCTTGCCGGGGCTGGTGATCGCGCGCAGCTGCACGGAGCCGGATACTGCCACGGTGGCAGTCGAGGTGTTCAGGGCGATCGCGGTGACGTCGTTGGCGTCATCCGGAGCGAAGGTGACAGCGGTGGCATCCACGGATGTACCGTTGATGCCGATGGCCACGAAGCCCTCGGCGATCGCGGGACCGCCATCATAACGGGCAACGCCCTTGAAGACGACCTGATCCTGCAGGAAGCGGACATGCTCGCTCTGGGCGAACTGAGCGCCGCCGCGCTCGGCCAGCGTGTACAGATCGAAATAGCCGCCGATGATGACGTTGTCGGGGATGAAGGACAGCTGCTCGATCGCACCGCCGATGACGGGCATGGTGTCAGCAACGCCGGTCACGATGCGGCCGTTGTCGTCCACGGTCACGGTGGCAGCCATGAGCTCGGTATAGGTGGTCTCATTCATGGCCCAGACCTTATGGCCGGTGCTGTACTTGCCCTTTGCAGCGCCAAAGGCCTTGACGATCGCGGCGATCAGAGCAGCGCCGGTGGTGCCGGCAACGATGGTCTTGACATTGCTGGTGTGCAGATCAGCCCAGGGGCGGGCGGTCGCGGGATAGCCGGCAGGCTGGGAGGTCTGCACCAGGCGGCTCACGATGCCCATGGGCATCTTCAGAGCGCCGTCAGCATTGCGGCCGAACAGGATCGCCTTGTCCAGAGCGATACCGATAGCCTTGCCCAGGGCTTCGATCAGCTCAGCAGCCAGGTCGACATCGCTGTCTTCCAGGTTCGCGTTGCAGACGGCGAAATAGCCGCCGACCTTATAGCAATCGACCTCAAGATCGTTGAAGGCCAGATCCAGCTCGTTCAGCTGCGCGCAGCAGTCTGTCCAGATGGCTTCCGGAACGGTGCCCATGATGAGCTGGCGGCCGGTGCCGTTGATGGGCTTGACGTTAATGTGCTTATAGAGCTTGGAGAAATTCTCCACGTTCTCTTTCAGCAGGCCGAGCATGACCTCGGGGATGGTCAGGCCGACATTGTTCAGAGTGCGCTGCTGCATCTTGGCAGTGCGGACCTGAGACAGATACTCCTTGACTTCGTCACGAGTGACGATGGGCGCCAGGCGCTCGCGCAGCTGGGCGCGGAAATTCTTGCGGATCATAGGCACAACAGTGCTCCTTTCGTTGTTCTGCTCCTGTTCGGGAGCGGGGTTGGTCTGGGGTGCGGGATCCTGAGTTTCTTCCTCAGCTGCCAGCTGATCCTCAAGATCCTTGATGACGGCGTCCAGCTCTTCGGCGGACTTCTCCAGCTTTTCTTTTTCCTCGATCAGCTGATCAACGGCCTCCTGGACGGCGGCCTGCTCCTCCTCGCGCTGGACCTCGTCGATGGCGTTCGCCAGCTGATTCTCGCGCTCTTTCAGAGCGTCAAGGCTCTCGCGGACGGATGCCAGCTCTTTGTTCTTCAGATCGATGCGCTTACGCAGCATCAAAGCTTTTAGAGCCATTTTTGATCCTCGCTTTCTGCTGTTCTTTCCAGGCTGCCATCCTGCGTGCGCGGAGATCATCGCGCTGCGCGGCGCGCGCCTGGATCTGGGTGGTCTCGTATGCCGGGAATGTGCATGGGCTGACCTCAAAAAGCTCGACGTCCTGCAGCGTCCAGTGGGTCGATCCATCAGCTCGGCTCTCGGCAGCCTCCTTGATGACATCGAACCCAAAAGAGCACTGGTCAACATCGCCGCGCTTCACGCGTTCCCACAGGTTGACTGCGTCCTGATCGTTCGGATTGATCAGGATGTCCCCCCACAGGCCGTGATCGTCCTCCCTCAGTTCGAGGGTCCCGGCCTTCGTGCGGCCGAGCACTAGCGTGGTGTCATGATTGACCAGGGCGCGGACATCGCCATTTTCTGCCAGCGACCTCGTAAAAGCGCCCTTGGCGATTGACTCGCTCATGTCGGGCGCGATCTCATATGTTTCGTCGAAAACCGCGAAGTAACCGGTGATGTGCCTCTTGTTTCCTTCTTCGCGCGTCTCGAACTTTGTGCGCATGGTGCGCACGGTGCGATGGTTTTCCATTGTCTACTCCTTCCGCAGCGGGCAGCTGTCCGCCGTCTTATGCAGGGCCCACCAGCCTTTACAGGATTTGAAAAAGACGTGAGCACATGGCTGCCCCGTCTTCTTGCACCAGATGATCATCTTTTCGCGGTATTCCGCATTCGGGCACGAAAGTGTCAGTTTCATTCCGGCTGCACCAGCTTCTTCTGCAGCCCGGCCATATCGGTCGGGATGTAATTCTCCAGCGCACGGAAATCCTTGAGGCCTGCCGGAGGCATATGCATGCGGTCGCGCCATTCGTCGCCGTTGACATACCCACGGTCCGCGCCGGCGAGCAGGATATTGCTGATCGCGCCGAGATCGTAATCGATCAGCGACCAGTAATTCATCTGCAGATACCACTTTTCTGAGATGATCAGTCCGCGCGTCAGCTCCTGCTGGATGATCAGTGCGATCGGCCGGATCTTCGCCTGGATGAAATTGTTCCATTCGTCGCGATTGAACTGGCCGACGCCCAGGAGGAATCCCGGCACGCCGATCACGCTGGCGACTGTCTTCTTGTCAATCTCGACCGCCTCATTGATTGCCAGATCTGACAGGCTGAGCGGCTTGACCTGTTCCACGGAGAACGCCTCGGCCGGGATCATCCACGGCGCACCCGGTGCCGGCGGGTTGATGTAGCTCTCCAGCAGACGCTGCCGGCCCTCCGGCGAAGCGAACTCCTCCGACAAGGCGTCTACCTTCACGATGATACTCGGCTTCCATTCGGATCTCATGAAGGCGTTCTTTGTCTTCTGGGCCTGTTTCAGGTTGTTGGCCACATCGCGCAGCGTAACAGTAATGCCGCGACCCTTCCAGAGATAAACCGGATCCGGATTATAAGCGAAATGCAGCACGTCATTCGGATCGTGCGGATTTCCGTCGATAAGGATCTTATAATCCCGGTAGCTGCCGTTCACCGGTGCCAGCTGCACGCGGGCAGCTGCAATCGGCTCCAGGCTGGCAAGGATCCCGCCGTGCGTATGCGGCAGCACGATACTGTTGCCTGCACCGTGCAGCAGTAGATTCATCACGATGGCCGTCATCCACTGCATGCGCGTCATGGATCTGTTGGGCGTGATGTCGATCATCCGGCTCAGCTCGTTCTGGATCCGTTCATCGCCACCCGGTCCGTTCCGCATGAGGTAGATGGTCATGCTGGCGATCAGCTCCGCGATGCGCAGGCACGCTGTCTGGATCTCCGGGCAGTCGCTGAGGCGCGTATAGCCCGGGCAGCAGATATCGCCGTCATTCAGCCAGATGGCCACGGATCCGGCATTGTTCCGGCGCTGCGCGGGCTGCGCCGCGCGTGTCTTGTGTTTCTTGCTCATGTATCACCCCACCACTTCTGCGCCTTCTGAGAGCGCTCCTGATCTTCCAGCATTCGCACGGTAGCAAAAACATCGGCATCAAAGATGTCGATGCGGTGCTCTGGTTGGATTTTTTCGTACTGGATCATATCGTCCGTCTTCTCGATCGCATGCACATTCTGGACGCAGTACAGATACGGCTGCGCGCCCAGGAAATACAGCTTGTCGTTCTTGGCCTTCTGTTCGATCCGGCGGAAGCCCTCGGACTTTTTGTAGAAATACTGCGGCTGGTCCACCGTCACGAAGCCGGCCTGCTTCATGGCGACGAAATATTCCCGGCAGAACTTACGGTCATGGCCGACCTGGGCGATCCTGAATCCTAAGGATTTCATGTGTAGGAACCAGCGCACGACGGCTGTGTGATCATTGGTCGGCGCGTTGCACATGTCCAGCCATCCGTCATCCCGCCAGCCAAACAGAGGAATATTGTCCTCATCGGCCTTCCTGGCTGCTGCCGTCACCGGGAACCAGCAATGCGGGATCACGATGTCGATATCCTTATAGCAGGCATGCAACGCAGCTGCGGTCAGGTCGTGCAGTTTGGAAAGATCAGCTCCTCCGTACCACTTGACGCCCGGCAGCTGAGCCAGCTTCCGGATCTTCTGGTCGAGGCTCCATCCCGGATCTATGCCGAGAGCCTGCTCGGCACGCTCATTGGATCTGACGAATTCATCGATATTGAAATACGACCGCATACTGGATGTATAAACATTCAGCCGCTTGCTCAGAAAGTCTTTCCGCATTTGCGGATCGTTCTGGGCCTGCATGGCGTCGTTGATCATATCGTCCGGGCGTATCGTTATTCCCCAATTGGGATTGGCCTTCTGCATCTGGATTGGATCCAGATAGTCGACGTTTCCGTTCTCATCCTTGTCAGCTGCGCAGATGAAGATGAAATACTGGTCATCCTGCACGGTACCGTTGAGCACCTTACGGCAATATGCCAGGCGCTGCGCGCAGAATCCGGTACCGTCATCGCCTGCGGTCGTGATCCCGATCACCAGGCGGTTCGTATATGCTGCCGTCGCCTCCTGGAGGATCGTGTACTGCTTCGCGCTCTTATAAGCGTGCATCTCATCTGCGATGATCACGTTGGCGTTAAATGAATCCTGCTTATCCGGATTGCTGGCAAGCGCGTGCAGCTGAACGGATCCGCCAGCCATGTGCTCGTTGATCACCGCGTGATTGAATGAGTTGTTAAGGATCTGCCAGCCGGCTGTGTCCATCTTCTTATCCGTCGGATAAAGGAAACGGACGTTATACACCCAGCTGTCGAATGTCTCCATGGCCTGCTTCAGGGCTGCGCCGACAACGTACACCTTGGAGCCACTTTCCCGCTCCAGGATAGCAAGCGCCCATCCGAGGGCCGCGGCGAAAAGCGTCTTGGAGTTTTTCCGCGGGATAAAAATGAACGCCTCTTTTACGAGACGTTCCCGGGTGCCCTTCTTGAAAAAGATGAGCATGCCATAGACGCAGAGTTTCTGCCACGGTTCCAGAAGGAATAGCTTGCCGCGCATTGGCGTAGCATCGAGCGCTTCGCCCTGGCGATGGTGGAAGGTCGACTCGATGAGCCCGATCACGAGATCCGCGTCATGCGTTCTGACGTCGATGTCATCTCGCTTGAGAAACTCAAGAAATCGCCTGCAGGTCAGGATCCGGTCCTCGCCGGCAATGATGCTGCCGTCTATGACGCCTGCACAGTAGTCGAGGACCTCTTTTGCAAACTTGCCTTTCAACTAACGACGCGCAGCCGGCTGAGCGCGGCGGAAAGCGGATCCTCGTCAGCCTTGACCGTCATGGCGGCCTCGTTAATCTTCTTAAGCGCTGCCGGAGTGAGCCCGAGTTCTTTCTCTAGCTCCAGCGCGCTCTTCTGCAGAAAGTCCAACTCGTTGAGGTACGGATTTTTTGTGTAGTACTCAGCTCCGGCCTTGTTCGTCGATGTGATGATCGGCTGTTCACCGGTCTCCTGATACAGCGCGCGGGCCTGCTGCATGCGCACATACAGATCCGCCAGCCGATAGATCACGCGCTCGAATTCCGGCTTGTACGTGCCGGAGGCTTTCAGGTCGGCCCGGATCTTGCCGGCAAATCCTTTTTGCGTGGTCGGTTTCACGTGCCGTCACCCGGCTTTTTTCGCATATTATCCCCCTCTTTGCTCTCTCCCCCGCGGATATACGGGGGGCCCCTTCCCGGCTGCCGTCCCCCCAACTCAAAAAATTTTGACCGGGGGGGATCTGAAAATTTTCCGACAAAATCCGCGCGTGCGTGAGCATGGATCCCGCCGGAATGAGCAGCTCATGCGCGCCTGCGAACTAAGCTTGCACTAACCGCACATCAATACCAGTATCTGTGACCATTCCCTTTTTCAGGATGGGCTATATTGTGGCATTTCTTGCATAACGCTTTGCCGTTCCTAACATCGTACTGCAGCTCCGGATAATCTTCCCGGTTCTTGATATGGTGAGCGGTCGTTGCTCTGACCGGCAATCCATTTTTATCTGTCCGGCCGTAACGCTTGCATTCCTCGCAAAGAAAACCGGCTCGCTCTATTACTTTCTCGCGCCACTCTCGGTGTCTGGCGTTTGAATAGTAATTATCATGTGGCAATGTCACCCAGCCCTCCTCCGCGGTGTTCTGTCCGCAGGTGACCCCGCTGGCGGAAAAGGGGTATAACCGCCACGCGCACACAAAAAGGACACAGCTGCGCAGCGTGTCCTGACATACCTTTTGTGAGCATACGATATCACCTCCGCGAAAATAAGTCAATGTGGTACACCAAAGTAATCAGAGGACGACGTCTGTCAGATCTGCGAATGGGCTGTTGTCTGTCATCTCGCGCAGCTCATCCTCGGCGATCCCGATATAGATCAGCGTGATCTCCGGCGTGCTGTGATCGAACCACTTTTGCAGCTTGGCCACGTCCCGCTGCTTTTTGTAATATTGGTACCCGAATGTCTTGCGCATAGTATGACATCCAATCGGGATCCCGACCTTGCAGATCCGGCCGATCTCTTTGATGTCATTCAGAGCGGTCTGCCGGCTGATGTGTCTCGGATTTCCGCCAGGCGTTTTCTTCCTGCTGACGAACAGCCACGCCTGATCCGTCATGCCGACTGTGCGCGCCTCGATCACTTTCTTAAGTTTCGGACTTAACGTAATCGTGACCGGCTGCGGGTTTTTCTTCGTATGCTTAGTTTTCTGCGGCGTGAAGGTGTATGTCTTCTGGCCGCGCAGATCTCCGACACGCAGCGTGACCAGATCCCCGATCCTAAGACCGAGCTCAATGCCGGTCTCCCAGAGAAGGAACATCCGGCGGCCGCGCTCAGTATCCAGCCGGCTGAGCGTGACCTCGATGTCATGGACCTGGTCGAGGCTTCTGATCGGCTCCATTTTGTGTCCCATATTCCCTCCGAATTTTACGTTAATAACAGTCTGACAAATTCATGAGAATAATTCTTACTAATTAAAGAATCTGAAAATGATGCATCAATTTTACATCTTCTTATTTTTCAACCGTTCGCAGTCACAAAAAAAGCATAATCTAGATTTTCTTTGCGTCAGCGCAATAAAAGTCATAGCGCAAAGGCATGATGTGATGGCTTTCATGATTGCAAAATCCTATTGCTGTAAAATACCCGTCTTTGTCGTTTGCCCCGGAATAGTATTTGCAGTCCTTGCATCGGACAATAGGTGCGACTTCGGTGTCTGGTGTCACCTCACCATCTTTATCCCTACATGTGACATCTCTCCCACAATGTGGACAACGCATTACTGTTTCGGGATAAACCCATGTCCACTCACTGCAATAACTGCAAAAGACAAAACGCATTCCGCTCATTCGCTCGCCTCACAGCATATCTACGATAGCTTTTACGTCTCTCATTATGTCTTTCTGGTTCTCCCGAATCGCCACAAGTCTTGACATCAAATTCTCGCTTGGCTTAACAGGAGTTGCTGTGCATTCATCGCCCGACATCGTGCTTACAATTTTACATAACATCGCCGATGTTTCTGCTTGCATATCCAACGTTTCTAACGTAAGCGCCCCAATGGTAAGCTTCGGGTTGGTTGTAGTCTCGTACGCCATATCGTTTGCATATTCCGCAACGGCAGAGTTCTTGTTAGTTGCGGTACCATATTCCGTATCGCTGATTGGCCTGTAATCACTCGTCATTATTCACTTTTCCTCCTCGCATTCTTTTTCGTTCAATCCATCTTTCCCCCAAATGGATTCCTCTGTAATGAAATGCCCTGCTTCATCCATGTCCAAAATCCGCGCTATAACTTTTGCGTTATTCTCGTTGTTGCAATGCACGATGGTTTCCTCGTGCTCTGAATCAAATAGTTTAATATCCCCTTTGTACAAGCCATACATTTGACGTTCCATGATTCCGCGAACATAATCGCATGCCGTTACTTGGTCAAATGCACTCGCCTCTTCAATACAGTCGCAGAAATCATATGCGGCCATTTCTCCTACGCATCTGCTGTATACTGCGGTTGTATCGCCGGTAATCGTTCCTTTAATCGTTTCGGTAAAACTTTCACCGATAAGATATTTTTCTCCAACTTTGATGTTATATTTCATAATCTCTTCCTCCTTTGGTTGATCTGGCAATGGCATCCAATGGGTAACGTAACCTTGCCTATAGCAATTCCAACTTCTGTCAAACCATGTATTGCGTCGTTTTTGAAAATGGCATATATCGTATTGATTCCCACGGCAGTAGCACAGCACCCGCATGTCTTCATCTGGCAGTCTCTCTTCAACCGATATCCACTTTCTCATGTTGTCACCTCGTCTTGCTTCGCCCCGCACATTGGGCAATACTTATATGTTGGGCGGTAATCAAAATTGATTGGAACGGCTATATCGGCATGGCATACAGAACAGACATACACATTTTCGTGATAGATGTCTGCTGGTATCCAATGCCCATGTCGTACTTTCACTGCATCGATGGTCGGTGCATCTTCGACTAAGCACAGCGGGTCTGATGGTCTTCCGACATGCTCTTTTCGGTGTTTCATCTTTTCCATCAGCGCATCCCCATCAATCATCCTCATTTTCTATTCACCTTTTTCCATATCCGCTCTGAACAGCTGCACATTGGCCATAAAGGCTTCCTTGAGGATGTGGCATCCGTGTTTCTCAAGCCACTCGCAGAATTTCGTGACAGGCACGGCATCTATGGTCGGCATCTTTGCAAGGTTTGCCCGTACATTTGATAAAACGCCATAGCGGAAGTTTCCACCGTTTTTCTTGCATTCCGTTTGTGCATTTTGTAGCACTTCATCAAATGCGTCCGCATCAATCAGCCTCATGGTAGAACACCCTTTCTGCCTGAATTTCTTCAACAGGTTTTTGGAGATATTCCCTGTACTTGATCATCATCGCGTTTTCAATTATTGCCATATCGCCTTTCCTGGCATTGAGATTCATTAAAACATCTTCCTTATGCTCAAGTGCGTGATACAGGTCCTCCCATCGACAAATCACACTATTATGAGCAAATGTCAGTTCACCATAAACATCCAGTATTTCACGCTGAGTTACCACATAATTACGAAGTTCGTCAGCATCCATGTGGTTAATGATTTCATTTTTCAGCATCCCACTTCACAGCCCTTCTCTGCTCGTCTGTCGGTTTAGCCGTCCAGCAACGCCATTTCTTTCCGTAGCCGTTGTCACCGTATTGTATCCTCATTGACGTTACACAAGGCCATGTGATGCACGTAAGCGCATAATCTCCGCAGACAGCCCTATATTCATTCCCGGGTAAGCGTTCCTCTTCCAAATAGCAGTAATCCCAGTCAAACGCCTTTACTTCTTCTAACGTCAACAATTTCGGTTCTTGCTCTATCGGCTCGTTTCGCTTTTCCAGCTCCTCGAGTCTGTCAGCTGCTTCGATGAGTACCGGAGTGTCATGCTTATAATTAACAATTCCGATCCTCGAGATCTCGCGAAGTCGATCGATGAGCTTATTTGTTTCCACGCTTCTTGCTCCTCCCAAGTGTTCCCTCGCGGATCCGTTTTCGATATTCCCGTCCGTATGCGCACTCATAGACATCGCATGTCATACACTGAGGAATGGCCGTGCAGAGTTTCTTAAGCAGCAGACGGTCCGGAAGCTTTTCCGGATCCGTGAAATCGTATGGGCCTAGTTTGTTAATGTTCGGTGCCTTCTTCACTGTAATCCTCCAACTTGACGAGCTGGGCCTCCACAGCAAGCAGCAGCGCGTTCATGATGTACTTGTCCTGGAGCTTGCGCACCGTCTTCCGGTCGCGATTCAGCATCCGGCAGCAGTCAGCCTGGGTGAGACCGCGGTCGTAGATCCACCGGCCGACCTGTCCGGCGAGCTCTTTCTCGCTGCAGATCCGCCTCAGGCGAACGCATACGTCATCCCATGCAAGCGCCTTGCGCAGCTGCTCCTCGCACTCAGTGACGCGGATCGCTGCGCGTTCAACCTTATCATGGCGCCCGGAAGCGCGGCCTCCGCCGTTCGGATCCGCAGGTGCCTGAGACGCTGAATATGCACGCGCCCTGGCTTCCTTCAGCCTGGCCTCGGCTCGCTCGATGTCCTTTGTATGATTGTGAAGTCTCGCTTCGATATAAGAGTACAGCCCGCGGCTGATCAATGGCATACAGATCCGCCTCCTGTCATACATGCCCCTCGTCTCTCAGCCGGCGCGAGTATTCAAATATTGACGTCTCACCGTGAGCATGCATATCCTGCATCACAGCCATGGCATATGCGACCGGCGACGCTGCACCGTGCGCAGATGCCTGGAGAATGGCTTCCCGCAGCATGTCTCTCGTGAGATCATATTCCTCTGCTGTCGCCGTCAGCTGATCCACCCAGATCTCCGGGATCCGAGTTAATGGATAAGCTTCGCTGAGGGTCTCGCGCGCGCCCGCGCGTAGATCCTTGCTGCTCATTTCATCATCATTCAAAGAATTATCTTTTTCTTTATCTTTATCATTATCTTTATGGGTTTCGTTGGGTTTATTTGGGTTTTCTTGGGTTTCGTTGGGTTTATTTGGGTTTTTAGATGGGCGCCCGCCCTTGGAACCGTTCGCTCGCTGCTTATCAACTAACGCACGCTCACGATCGATGGCCTGCTTGATCAGCGGCCAGCAATAACGCTCATTTCCTTTGAGCTCGGGCAGCTTTGCCTCGTCCTGGGCGTAATCTAACAGGGCGGTGAAAAGCCTTCCGCGTTCACTATCGTTGAGCGGCTCGATGACCTCGATCCAGCTTGTCCAGATCTTAGCATACTCCATTAATAGCACCCCTTTTGATGACAATTAAATATCTCGCTCGTTAAAAGTGACTAAGGATTTCCGGATGTGCGTGGTCCAGCCATTCAGGCACAGCTCACGCATCTTCTGGTTGTTGCAGCTGTTCATGTACGCATGCCGGGCGGCGACTAAACTTTCCACATAATTAGGAAATCGCCGGATCTCGTCGTCTGAAGCGTCTCTAATATACGGGAGACGGCAGATCGTCCCACCTGGCACCGGCGATACGCTCATGGGTATCGTCGGAAAGTAGATCGCATGCTGCGCCGGATAACGCAGTATACGGAGGATCCGGACGATCGGGTCGAGCCCTGGACCGGTCAGCTGCTTCTCCGTATGCATGATTTCGGCGACATATTCTTCCTGCAGATCTTTGCGGCCTACAATGATCAGGCCGTCCACGCATCGCTCCCTTCTACCCCTTTAGTCGTCAATGCTCCCGGGCGCACCCGCGCCCAGGCAGAACGTCGTTATGTCTTAGTCTGCTATATTAAGCAGTGCCATGACGAAAATAAGAAAACAGAAGATAATAATCCATAGGATGACACCGGCGCTATGATCGTTCATTTGGCCACCTCGTATCCGTCATTGATCAACCGCTTCTTCAGCTGCGCCACACGTGCCCTGTTGATCGCTGCCGGGCGCTTCGGCGTCTTCGTCATTGCGATGATATCTTCATAATAATAGCCCTTGATCCCGCGGCGCTTCGGCGAAAGAATGCCAAGCAGGGTGCAGCGATGCCTGAGCGTGGCCTTCTTGATGCCCGTCGCCTCCTCGATCTCTGCCATTGTCCAGGTCTCACCGTCTGTCTTAAGCATTCTTCAGATCCATCCTCCGACGTTTCATAACTATCGAGAACATATGCCAGGACTTGATCCAGATGGCCGCCGGCTCGCGGTTCGCGAGCGGCATGTCATGCAGGTCGCTGATGCCTTCGGCATCCAGCAGCTGCTTCCGGATCTCCCTGCGGATCGCCGCGGCATGCTTTGCCGGATCCAGCTCATACTGTGCGCAGATCTCCTCTGCCCTGTTCCGCATCAGCCGCTGCAGCTGCAGGGCTTGCTGATGTGATACCGTCACCCGCTGCGCGTTTCTCTGCAAGGTGTCCACCTCTTTCCGGAGCATCGCCACGACGGCCGCCATCTGCTCCATGTACCGGCCCAGCTGCGCGAGCTGATTACCGGCAGTGAGTTCTTCGGAGATCCCAGTCTCCGGGACAATGCTTACGTCAGCCATGGCTCGGTCCTCCGCTGCTCGTCGGTCGGTTTTGATGACCAGAAACGGATCTGGCCACCGTCTTCCGCGACCTTCAGAAGCTCCGGATCATCCAGATCCTCGTAACCATTCCATGCGACCATCATGTCCGCACAATAGTACAGCGGATCCGACTTCTCGCGCATGGCCGGATCCAGGCGATACGTGAACCGGTACTCGTCTTCCGTTGGCCAGCACGTTTCCCGCCATGCCACAGCGCCGACGGGCAGCTCACGAAGCTCTGCAAGATCCATAACATGCGGCGGGACCGGGTTCTCCAGGGTGACGATGCAGTCTACTGCATCGGTCATCAGGGCGATCATGCAATCCGATTCCTTGAGAAAGTACGGGCAGCTGATGCAGTCGGGATATGCCGTCTTAACGCGTTCTATGCATCTGCTGAGATCTCTAACCAGGTCGTTCACGGTAGTTATCACAGTACCGCCCCCTCTGCTTCC